CATGCATCTTCATATCCATAAAATTCTTCTTCTGTTTGAGTAACAAGAGAAATACTTGGCACAACATAAAGCATTTTCTTTATTAATCCTTTATCTAATAGATATCGAAATAATAAAAATGCCATAAGAGTTTTGCCGCCCGATGTTGAAATTTCTTCTGTGCAAAAACGATATTTTAATATTCTTGAGACACCTTCAATTTGATAATCTCTTGGTTGTTTTTCAGATTCTTCAAAATAAGTATTAACCCATTCTATAAACTGCGATTCGTCATAGTCTTTATCAAAAAGATGTTCTATACCTTCAATTTCAAGTTGAAAGAAAAATTGTTTCGCTAATTTTTGAACTTCATTCCAAAGCCCAATAGGAATGCGCCCATAACGATCTATAAATCTAGTTTCAAATGATTTAGGTCGTGTGCTTGACTTATCACGTATTGCTCCCCAGTTCATTACACGTTTTGTAAATGAATGTTCAACTTGTTCGTACTCAGTCTGCGTAGACTCGATTACGATTAAGAACTTACATGAATCGTCAACCTTTAATTTCATTAAAGCTTTTTTAAACAATCTAGCATAAAGTCATCATTGACTTCTTCATACGTTTTATGAAAAATATCGGGTTTACATGGATATACTTCTCCGTTTACGCCTTGAATTATATAATCATCAACCTCGGCTCTCATTGTTCCTTCTAACGTTTCAATAAAAATGGCATCGTCGGCAAAAACAATAGTCTGTTCATCTACTAATTTGCGTATCCATTCGGGTTGTTCAGGACAATTTGATTCCTTTGCATTTTTTATTAATACAGAAGCTAATACAGCTTCAATTACAACGGGTTTTTTTCTAAATTTTGGCATACTGTTAATTCATTAATTCAACTATTTCAATTGATTGTAAAAATTTATTTATTCGATAAACAAGCTCATCATATTCTTCATCTTTTGCATTTATGATAAGTTCAGCAGGACTATCTTCCGTTTGTTCTGTAAGCTCAATATCAAAAACTTCATCACAAGTTTTATTCGTTCCGGATAATTCAAGTATTTTATTTAATAGATCTTTAATAGGATTTAGACTATAAGAAAAATCCATATACATTTCTGTTGACGAATTCGTTATTAAGTTAATAAACGAATGAATTTTTACTTTTAATGTTTTCATAATTAATTTATTATAAAATAAGGTTTATTCAATTTCTTTACTTTGTTTACAGTATCCATTGTTCCGTTTGATTGATGTCCTTGTGGAATAAATGCAAATAATACTGCGCAATCTTCGGCTATAAAACTATTTCGTTCAAAATAATTGCCTACGTTATATGGCTTTCCATAAAATTCTTTAGGCTTTCCGGAATTGGGATGCCATTGTTCATGGGCAGGGTTGTACTCAATATATTTTATATTTTTACGAAAAGCTGCTATTTTTCCAAATGTATCAGCTCCTACAGCGCCACCGCTTATAATACATATGTTTTCAGCTCCATATTTTTCAATACATTTATCTACAATTTCTTCTACATTAGAATAATTGCTATATTTTCGTGAGCCAACTATACCTATGTTAATCATTTGAAATTCCTACAATAATCTTCGTATCCTTGAAGCCAATTTTGATATTCACATATTATACATGAGACGTTTTGATTTGTGCAATCACCGTAATGTCTCCCTTCATAAGGAAGATCTTTTTCAGATAATAAAAGCTCATGAACTTCTGTAAGAGTTTTAATAGTATCTTCTTTTGTCCACTGAAACCCCTCAGGATAATCGCCATATGAAAGATATCCAGTCAACCAATCTACAAAATTTTTCATTTCATTTTCCTCTTAAAATTTGTTCTACTTCTACTCTTCTTGGAACTGCAAATATGATATTGTCAAGTGTTCCTATTGTTTTTTCAATAAATTTCGCATGGTTCTGCATAATTTCTCGTTTTTCAACCATATCAGCTAAATCAACAAGAATTCTATTATGTTTCGCGCCTTCACTGGAATATCTAATCTGGGACTTAAACATATAAAAATCATTACGTTCAGCGTAAGCAGCATTATATCTTTTATTCATTCCTATAATCAAAGAATAAAGATAATGATAATATTCTACTGCTCGTTGTCTCTCAGTATAAAGTGATGTCATTAAACTAGGTAGTTCAACGAGTTTATTCATCTTTGAAGATAATTCTGCAATTTTGGCGTCCCATTCTTTACGTTCTCTTTCAAATCTTTCATCGAGAGTTTCTTCTCCTTTTACATCTGGATGTATAAAATCGTTTGTCATCTTATAAAAAAATATAATAAACTAACATGCCTCCGGAGCATACTTCTGCTCCATAAAATGAATATTGCATTCTATCAATAATGTTAAAATAATTGTGTAGATACATCGGTAACTTTTCTTTTTTTTTATGTTCTATTATTTTTATATGCTTTTCACGCCTTTTAGTTTTTAGTTTCATATCAACATCAAATAACGGAGCATCTTCCTGTTCGTCAAACGTAAAGTTAATTTTTATTTTTGGGCCCGTTTGCTTTTTCATTCTTTTCTTTTCGTATTTTTTTATTATAAGAATTTAATGCCGTTTTATAATAAGTGTTAACAGATTTTAAAATATATTTGAGCATTTTATTCGAAAATTCAATCTTATATTTTTTTGCTATTCGTAGGCCTTCTATCCACGCTTGATATTCAACTAACATTTCATCATCTTGAACTAAATTTTCAAAACTTTCTCTTACAAGAGTATGTCCTATTTCATGAAAAAATGCTGCAGTTTTTAAATCATTATCATCAAAAATGCCTAATATTATATCTTCATTTTCAATGATATAAGCGTTATTTTTTAAATCTTCTTTGTCTATGTCGTATTTTTCTGAAACTTTTTTTAGATTTTTCTTATTTACATGAATAACTCTAAGGCCATACTCTTTAGCGATTTTCTTTGTATTCATATTGACTTCCCTTTTTATTATATATCGATAATATCGAGTTGGTCGTTTGAAAAATATTCGTTAAAATTGGGTGTTCTTATATTATGGTCTCGTAGCCAAATCATTACATCATTCAAGTCCCACTTTTTTCTATAAGGAAGCCCATAATCTTGTTTAAATTTTGTCCAGAGAAAAACATCTTCGCCTTCATTTATCTTCTTAATACTTGCATCTCTTCCATCTTTGTCGTCATCAAACCAATAGCGTATGGGAAGGTCTATAGGAAAATGTTTATGTACGCCGGCATTAGCTATTGAGTTTCTAAATAAGAATGCATCTAATGGTCCCTCAAATAACGTGATGACCTTTGCATAGTTTAATAGAGTTATATTAAATATCTGAGAAAGTGGATCTAGATGTTCGGGAAGTGTCTCGGGGTCCTTTTTAAGTAATTCGTATAATTTACTTAACGTATAAGTTATGTATTTGTTGTCTCCACTAAATGTTCTTTTTTGAACACCTAAAATTTTTCCTTCCGGAGTTAGATTTAAAATAACTAAATATTTATGAATAGGGTGATACATAAACTTTTTTTCGTCATATTGAAGTCTATTTTTTAACCATGACCAGACAGGAGTTTCCTTTACTTCAACAAGTCCAAAGGACTTTAGGAATTCCTGTCTGTCAATGGCATATTTATTTATGACGCCCATGTCTAAAAACAATGACATGTCGTAATTAGAATTCAATGAATGTGAAAAATCATTTATGTTATTTGCAATATAATTTATAACGCTTAAATCAAGAGTTGTCTTGTAATCTTTAAAAAAATTATCAATTCTCTTAAATTCACCGCAATTAAAACATTTAAAGAAATTAGCGTGTTTTCCTAATAGAATAAAATTGCCTCTTTTCTTATAATCACTTTTCATACTGTCCCCACAATAAGGACAGGCAAATGATATACGATCTTTATGCGGCTGTATCTTGGTTTTTCCGCGATTATTCGGAAATCTTTTATTAAGAATAGGCTGTAATAAAGATATAAGACGCTCTTTGTATTCTTCAGAAGATACCATTGCGTCAATATTAGAAAGGGAAGAGTCGAAGCTCAACCCTTTCTTTATATTGACATTTTCAGCCATAATTATAGATTTGCGATTTCGTCGTCTAAGTTAATTGACAGGCCGCCAGAGGAACCAGGCGCTCCTATGTCAGGAAGATCGAGCGTTGGAAGCCCTCCCATATTTCCCATATCTAAATTCAAATCTTCAAGAGTTATGTCCTGCGACGTAATATTTGAATTTGCTGGCATGCTTGGAGCGGGTTTCGATGTTTTATTAACATTGTTTCGAACGTCGGCCATTCCAGCGGAAGGAACGATTCCTGACACTCCATTTATAACAGCATTTACATATTCACGGGTATCCTGATCCCATTCTTTAAATGCATACTTTGAAAGATCAGGAGAGTTTTCCTTAAGGAAATTAAATACGTCCTCTCTTGGAGTATTGTTATTTATAGGTGAAGGCTGGCCATCTTTTCTTGGAAGTAAAAGAGGAATTTTTTTATCAAGAAAACGAGATTGATCGTAGTTGTTAAAGCCTGCTACCTTATTAATAACGAGTGCAAATGCTTTTCCATCAAGAAGATCGAATGGTTCGTGAGGATCACCTATTACAGGTTTCTTTTCAGCTTCAATTTTTTCATAAATCTTCTTTCCAAATTTCCATATAAGAAGTTTGCCCTCGGCCTCTTTATTCTGATCATCTTTAATAACCTGAATAATAGCTGCATACTGATGCTTTCTGCTAAAAATTTCGGCTTTCTTTTGTTCCTGAACAGACTCGCTGTTCTTAAATTTCCAATACATGTCTTGTAATGGAGAAGGTTGCCCTACTGACGAGGGGCAATCAACGTTACGTCCGCGATTTGTAACAGAATCAACTAACCAACAAACCCATTTGTCAGCTATTGAATGTTGTGGATCTTGCCACCAAGTAACGAATCTAATGATTGATTTGTAAATGCCGTTTTGTCCTTTATCGGCGGATGGAGAATATTCTCCGGAAGTTTTTGTGCCCTTTTCGGCACCGATTTCTACATTTGGATGAAACAGAGCATCCATGTCAAAGTTAGTACTCATAGAATTTAGTAATTTTAGTTAATAAGTAAAAAAGTTAAATAAGTAATTAAAGCGCTTTAGTCATTTATTATAATCTATATATTCATAGAACTTCACATAGTTCTAATAAAAAATTTAAATTGTTGTTAATTTTTGGTTTATTTATAATGTATTTCAGAGTGGTCTTTTACGCCTGTCTTAGCAGTTTCCTTTTCTTTACGAACATTTTTCTCGTAATATAATTCTCTACGAGATTTTCTGTTCGGGTCACTCATAATTCTATATCGTCTTTCCTGTAGTATTGTTAAAGTTGCATACGTTAAAAAATCAACAATGTTTAAAACAAACGCGCTGGCAAAAATTACCATTAATCCCATCGCAATAATAACACCTAAACTCATAATATTAATTTTTTATTTTGTCCAACCTTTTAATATATTTGGAGAAAAGTTTGCATAACTAAATTCGTATCTATCTACAAGTTTAACGATGTTTCCGTGCATGTCGGATACAGCAAAACCTTCATCTCCAGTTGTAATATACTTTCTACTCCTAGTTTGCAAAAAAGTTTCAAATTTTCCGATATTATTTAATTTTTTAATAAACATATGTTTAATATTTGTAATCTCAAGTATTAACTCGATAAGGTGCTTTAGAATATCGTTATTTTCAATGTCACTGATAAGTTTATTTAATTTTTCAACTAATGCAGTTTTTGATTTTTCTGTTTTCTTTCCTTCTATATCTTTTTGATATCTGTTTACTACAAATGATTTAAGTTCATCAAGATATTCTTCACTTGAGTTAATTCGAATATTTCTTTTTATCAACGAATTCTGAAATATGGTAAACAACGAAATAAAATTATTATCTTTAATTATTCGTTCGTATTCTGGTGAAGATTCAACAATTTTACGATTTTCTTCTAATTTCGAAATAAATTCTGTAAATTTATTGCTTTCTTCTTCTGTAAACGTCACTATTCCTGCTAAAGAAGGGATATATGCGTCGGTCATAAATACTTCAGGTATAGAATTTAACTCGTTTGCCTTTGCGTTATACTTGGCTTCTATTTTTTCAAGAGATTCACCAGTATATCTAGTATGCCAAACTACTCCTACCTTTGCTTTTTTAATCTTTTTTCCTAAATCTGAATCTTTATCTACTTTATAAACTATTGTGTTAGGATGAAAAACATAATGATTATCTTCAGTTTTAAGTGTAGTTTCATCGAACAGAAAATCGCCTTGCCATATTTGTCCCTTTGGAATTCCTAGTTTTGGAACAAATTTCAACATATATTTAAGTTTAAATGCAAGATCAGGACGATCTTTATAAAACTTATCTACATCACTGCTACTAAACATAATTTTTCGATCTTTAGCAAATAAGCCTTTAATGGCTATGCCAGGTTTATCGAGACCCGGAAAATCTGACCATACAAAAACAGCAGGAGCACCATCAAATTTTACAGAAAGTTTGACATCCTCTTTTTCTGTGTGTCCTTGAAGTATTTCATATAAACTTTTAAACATATTTATGACCCAATCAATGCCTTCCTTTCCTCCGAGCATAACAAGATCTTCTGCGTGCGTCATATGTTTGTTAACAGTAGGAGTTACTGCTTCATTTATCCACTGCTTATATGATATAAATTTATTCATTTATTTTTTCTATTTCGTTTTCTTTGTTGTGTTTCCCATATTTCATCTAAAATTTCCTGAGCGTCACTCATTAATTTTTTTTGCCATTTAGTCGTTTTTATGTTTTTCCAATTATTTGCATAATTCATAACATACTGCATGCCATCGATGATATTTCCTTTAAAGTATTCTGATGTGCCATTTTTAACAAGATTCTCAAGTTTTTCCATGTCTTCAAAGAAGCCATTTGCATGAAGATTTTTAATAATAAAAGCCTTAGGACGCACGTAAGGTTTTAATTTATTATCATCTGTCTTTCTGTAATTAGTAAATATTCCGTAGCCTATATGACCATATTCATTTATTATTTCGTCGGTTTCTTCTTCAGTTCCTTCGATAACAACCCGCTTTAGCATCTTCCATATCTTTTTAATAATTCGCTCGTTATAGCCAGGATAATTGGTGAC